AGTGCGGCTCGGTCAAAATCATGATCTATCCTGCCAGCAAAACATCCAAACCTGTTCTAAAATATAGTAAAGAAATGGTTCGAGTGCCTGCCGAAGATGTCACAATGCATTTGTTAAAACAAGGACGACTATGACTGTGAAATACATTGCTAATCGAGCAGGCGATATTGCACTACCTTGGGAACCAGGCTTGCTAGAATGGTTGATTGCAAAGTACCCGTATTCGGGTTATGAAATAAAGGAACTGACAAATGTTTGAAATCTGGGACGGTGATTTGTTTTTGTACACGGTGGCAACTGAATACGAAGCCGACGAAGCTGCGGAATCAGGATTTGAAGTTCGTGAAGTGAGGGCAGCATGATCACATCACTATTTTTATATTGCTTGTTGGGCGGCGTATTGGCGGCTGCTGGCATTGATGTTGTAGAGAAACCCTGGCAGTTCTTGTGCATCATGGCTGTGGTAGCGTTTATTGATTTGAACAGCAAGTATTCAACATGACTGTGACAACGATTCCTCTTGACAGTGCCAATAGAATGTTGCGCATTGGTCTGGGCAAGAACGATGGTAACTGGTTCGCTCGTGTCGATCTATGGTGCGTAGGAATAAGGATAACAAAATGACCTGTACACATACAAGAGATACCAGTCGTTGGGTCACTAGAGATTATTTTGGTGAAGAAATTGACGGAGAGTGGGAATACGACAGTGTTTCTACCTGTGTTGACATCGACCTGCATCGTTACAAGTGTACCCAATGTGGTGAGGTCATGTACTACTCTGGTGCTGCTCGCGAATACTATGAAACAGGTGTAGATCGTAAAGGACTATTCAAATGACAGTGCCTGTTGAACGTACCAATGCAGTGATCTGGACTGAAAGCTTTTTGAAAGATCTGCTGGATCCCACAGTGACTCCGCGAGTGCCAAAAAGTGTACGTCAACAAGCTGCACACCTGCTGCGACACTATCCGTCACAGTGGGAAATGGATACCATTGCTGCCAGGGAAGACGGCGAAGCACACCCTGTGCAAATGAAAATATTTGGTAAAGGATTTACATAATCCTTTGCTGTAAGTTCCCCTGGGCACAAACGGTTGGCTCCGGCCCAGGGTTTTCAACAGGTACCCCCAAAAAGGTACCTGTTTTTTTGACTTTTTGTTGTGGTAAGTATATAATCAGTTATGATCAATGTGGTTGCGCCGCCGGGTTGTTACGGAACTTATATTGCAAGATGTTTGCATCACTACACGTCGGCTAATGGCGATTACTGTTTGGATTTTGATCAGTCAGGAAGCAGTCATTCATTTAGAAAAATAAATGACAGTGTTAAAAAAACAGCGATGTTTCATTGTCTATCAACAAACAATCTAGAACTTGATGCAAAGTCTACTGTAGTAATCACCGGGGACAATAGGCATTATCTTGACTACTACAACAATCAACTTTATAAACAATCGAAAGGTAACTTGACTGACTACCTAATAGGCCTGATCGGCTTAGAAAAAATTCAACTGCAACTGAAGCAAGGATGGGGATACCAAGGTTCATTTGACGCAAACACACCTAGATGGATAATTAGAGAACACTGTTCATTTTGGATATCTGATGCGTTGGTGCAGGCATTTAGCAATAGTGTGTATCTTTCAACTCCTCATGTGTATAGTTTTTGCTGCCAAGACTTATGGACCGCTGATATGTGGCAGTTAATAAACAATTTAGCAACAGTGCTATCACAAAAAATACATGCACCTAAGTTAACAGTGCAACACAATCATCAGATGTTTCTAGGGTGTCAACAATACCATGATATACAAATACAGTGCGAACAATTTGTACTAGATACTATCAACATGGTTGAATCGAACTCGCCGTGTACTAGCATGCTCGACGAAGCATATGTGCAACACACATTACGAAAACAAGGGTACGAGATACGGTGCCAAGATCTGGACCATTTCCCTAGATCAAGCAATCAACTAGCAAAAATAATATATGAAACAAGCAACAATAGTAATTAAAGATGAAGTCAACATCAAGATCGAAGGATTGGATATTGATGTACGCAAGAAATTGGTCAATACTTTCAAGTACGAGATTCCCGGAGCAAGGTATCAGCCTGCTGTAAGACTGGGGCGGTGGGACGGCAAGGTGGCATACTTTCAGCTGGGCGGCAGCACTTATGTAAATCTCTTGCCTGAGATCATTCCCATCCTTGAGCAATACGACTATGATATTGAGCTAGATGATCAACGAGAGTATTCTACCACGTTTGAATTTGCGAGCATGGCCGAAGATACCTTTGCAGCAACAGCCTGGCCATCGGGTCATCCCATGGTCGGACAGCCTATTATGTTACGCGACTATCAAGTGGAAATTGTCAACAACTACTTGCAAAACCCGCAGTGCATCCAAGAAGTGGCCACAGGTGCAGGCAAGACTCTAATGACTGCTGCCTTGAGCTGGAATGTGCAAAAATATGGTAGGTCAATTGTTATTGTTCCTAACAAAGATTTGGTGCGACAAACAGAAAAAGACTACATCAATCTTGGGTTGGATGTAGGTGTTTACTTTGGTGATCGCAAAGAGATTGGCCGAACACATACCATTTGCACTTGGCAAAGTCTCAACGTGCTGATGAAGAACTCAGTCAGCGGTGTAGCAGACTTTACCATCAGTGACTTTATTGAAGATGTGATCTGTGTTATTGTGGACGAAGTACACATGGCCAAAGCAGACGCACTAAAAACCATGCTTACAGGTGTTATGAGTCAGATTCCTATTCGTTGGGGTCTGACAGGCACAGTACCAAAAGAAAAGTTTGAAAGCCAAAGCTTGTTGGTTAGTCTAGGTCCTGTGATTTCAAAACTCAGTGCTAGCGAACTACAGGATCGTGGCGTATTGGCACAGTGTCATGTGAACATTGTGCAGCTGATTGATCACGTGGAATATGCAGAGTATCAAAGTGAATTGAAATATCTGCTGGAGGAAAAGGGCCGTCTTGACGCAATGGCAGGCCTAATACTTCAGATCAACGAAACTGGAAATACCTTGGTCCTAGTAGATCGAGTAGCAGCAGGCACCGAACTGGTGTCGAGACTAGGGGACAAAGCTGTGTTTGTATCAGGCGCCACCAAAGGCACAAAACGACAAGAGGAATATGATCAAGTGGCCAGTTCGACTGACAAAATCATTGTTGCCACATACGGAGTAGCAGCAGTTGGTATCAATATTCCGCGAATTTTTAACCTGGTACTTATTGAGCCAGGCAAGAGCTTTGTGCGTGTTATACAAAGTATCGGCCGCGGTATTAGAAAGGCAGAAGACAAAGACCATGTCAACATCTACGATTTAACATCAACCTGCAAGTTTGCCAAGAGGCACCTGACCAAAAGAGTACAATACTATAAGGAGGCCGGGTATCCCTATGAAAAAGAAAAGTTAGATTGGATGAAACTGGCATAAAAGATGCCTGACCAGTTTGCAAATGATTAAAAATATGCTATACTGTTATTAACTATACTGGAGATTATTCTGCGAATCCTCACACTCGACAACACTTATTACAATCTTGATCATTTGCCCGAAGAGGTAGATGACATGAGATTTGCTATCCTTGACAACTCAGATCCCAAGGATCCAGACTACCATTTTATTCCACTGATCTTCTTGGAAAGTTTTAATGCGCCGGCACTAGTCCTACGCATTGGCAACGCTACTATCAAAATGCCCATGGACTGGCAAATCTTGATCGGCGAACCTGATGTAGGCGATCTAGAAGTGCTACCATTGACCAGTATCAACGATCGTGGATTCAAAGTTTTTCAGTTTAATCCCTTGAGCAGCTATCGCCCTAGCTTTCCAGACATTGAAATCCTAGATGTGTATCACGAAGTAAACTGGTATGCTCCCAAACTAAAGAACGGACAAATGTTAGCAGTGCCCTTGAACGATGATGCAGAACCTGACTGTGTGTACTTTGTAAAAGATGTCAGTCGCAACTGTGAAATAGTCAACTACAATCTTGCTTGGTAACATGGGACAACTCACTCCAGGCACCACTTACATTTACGAACGTGTGGACGACACTGTGTTCAGACGCGAGTTAGGTGCCACAAAGCGAGAAGTAGTGGGGTACGATCATCGTACGTCAGATGGCAGACCGTTGCATGAACACATGCGGGAAGATCAGATGTGGGGCGAAATTAGACGTGCTGCAAAGAAAAATCCTGCATTGCAAGATGCCCTGGATTGTGTTATAATGATTTATCAACTGAGCAAAAACAATGAGCGATAAACTAAACATCGGCAACGAGATGCGTCAACTAGATCTCAAGAACCGGGGCTTTTACGACAGCCTAGACCGTGACGAACTCAAAAAGTTCAGTACATTTTTGATGTTGCGTTGGTCTAGTGCAGTAGAAGGATCCAGAGAGATTCAAGAGTACTATGTACAAAGCTGCAATCATTATCTAAACAAGCGATTCTTTGATATCAGCAAACATCCCAAACTACAATGGTTGTGTGCCACAGCAGTAAGCCCCGGAATGGGAGCGCCTCGACACAACTGGATTGCACCCAAAAAGAAAGAAGCTGGTGCCAGCGCCAAGCGCAAAGCCTTGATGGAAATCTACCCACACTACAAAGATGACGAAATTGATGTAATGATGAAAATTGTAACACAAAAAGAAATTGACGCTTACAATAAATCAGCAGGCAAGGAAAAGAAATGATTCAGCAACTGGTGGTCAACGGTTGTAGTTATATGGAAACATATGCTATTGGTAACGGACATCTTGATCTGGCCCGGCAGCTGAACATTCCTGTGGCTTCTAGCTTGGCCATTGGCGGCAGCGCCAACAGTCGTATTATTCGTAGCACACTCAAACACAGTTATCAAACTCAGGTTCCTACTTTTTACTTGTTGGGCATGACTTTTCTCAGCAGATTAGAAATGCCTATTTTGAAAAAAAGCCCAGCTCTTGAGTTTGAAGGTGTTTGGACCAATCCACAAAATCAACAGTTTGTTTCGCAATGGGAACCTCATTGGACTGAGAAAGACACCCAACAATGGGTTGACCTAAAACTCAAAAGTGAAGTGTTTAGCATTCTTGACCGAACTGAAGACTTGATGTACCGTATGCTGAGTCTGCAAGCCAGTCTTGAAAGCAGAGGACATAAGGTACTGATGTTTCAGCAGGCAGACAACATTTACCAAGAGTATCTTAAAAATCCACGATTGGCTTTGTTCAAAAACAACAACTCAATCAAAGATGGGTATGCCTGGAGATCAATCTCTTGGCAGCATCAGCACCATGTTGAAAAAACAATTTATCCTGAAGGCAATCAGCATGTTCCCCCGGATATGGTTCATCCATTACCAGGGCAGCACTCAATTATCAATGCACACTTGACACAGTATATCAACGACTCTAAATTACTAGCATGACATTCAAGTGTGAATATTGTCAAAAAGACTTTGTTAAAGAAACCAGTCTTGAGTCCCACTTGTGTGAGACCAAACGCCGCGCACTGCAAAAGGATGAACCCGGTGTGCGACTAGGATTCCAAGCCTATGTCAAGTTCTACAGCAGCGTGTCAGGCTCAGCCAAAACCAAGACTTACTCTGAGTTTGCCAAAAGCGCATACTACAAAGCATTTGTAAAGTTTGGTAGATACTGTGTAGACACTCGCGCTGTCAATCCTTCGCAGTTTATGACCTGGTTATTGAAAGCACAAAAAAAGATTGATTTTTGGTGCAGTGATCATGTGTATACCGAATATTTGATGCAGCATTTGAAAACAGAATCAGTTACTGATGCGCTGACTCGTGCCATTGAATACAGCATAGACTGGGAAGAAAAAACCGAGCGCCCGGCACGAGATTGTTTGAGATACGGTAATGCCAATGCTACCTGTTATGCAGTTACTTCGGGTAGAATAAGCCCCTGGGTAATTTACAACTCTGAATCAGGACAGAAGTTCCTGGCTTCATTGAGCCCAGATCAAGTGAGCATGATCTGGGGCTATATTGACAGTGATGTATGGCAAAAGAAGTTTAAAGAGCATGCTGAAGATCAAGCATATGCACAAGAAATACTAACAAGAGCAGGATGGTAACATGATTAGAAGTATTACAAGCGGGCCGGGTATAACCATTTCGGGCAGTATCTACAATGCTCCTTATATTGATACCACAAGATCCAGTGCTGGTCTGGTCCGTTATGTCAGCGGTAATCTTGAAGTGTATGACGGCAGCAGTTGGTTGCCACTACAGTCTAGTTATCCCACAGTTGAACTGGACGGTGTAACACAAGAGGCAATACAATGGGTGCGCCGCAAGATGGAACAAGAAAAACGCATGGAAGAATTAGCAAAAACCCACCCTGCTGTAGCAGATGCATTGGAGGCCAGGGATCATGCAGAGGATGCTGTAAAGATTGCCGTGGCATTGTGTGACGTCAAATGATCTCAATAGATTTTCAGGGCGGCGCACATGGCAACTTTCTTGAAGTAGTTTGTAACAAGCTGGCTGGGGTAAACTGTACAGACTTACCGTTTAATCAATTTGGTGCCGCGCACCAAAAAAATTACACTTTGGACAAGCAATTTGCAGCCGATCATTATTCTTTTGGACCGAACAAGATAACAACTCTGAAAGTTATTAGCATACAAATAACCGAAGATGATTTACTGCCGTTGAGTCAGGTAAGTTTGCTACGTGCAGGAGACTTTGGATTAGACAATGATCAAATCGAAACAAACACCTATAACAAACTCAACAATGTTCATTATCGTTGGGTACTTGATATTCTGATAAATTCATTTTTTACTGAACAAATTGCCACTAGTTACAATGCAGTCAAAGATCCATCTTGGCCGTCCGTTCGTACAATGGCAGAATTTTTGCAGTTACCGAAACATATACAAGATGAATGTGAACAAGTACACAATCTCCGTTTATTTGAATGTAATGAAACTTTTCCAGATTGCCCCCGGCACATACTGAGAGAGTTCTTTGAAATTGGCTTTACTGATCCTGCTAGCAACGGGTTTTTGCAGCGGCAAAACAACATGCAATACACCAATCTAGATGTATATGTCTTTCCGTTTGCTAGTTTCTACAATACTGATTGGTTTGTTAAACATATTAAATCTATTGCAGCATGGGCAGACATAGTGTATAATGACTATGATAGCATTGCTCAATTACACATTGAGTTCTTAAAAAGGCAACTTTATGCAAATTCTAAAAACAATTGCGACACACTTATAGAACAAATGTTGCATAACAGCAGTTTTCTTCCCAAGTTAACATTAATGGAAGAAGCTTACGTAAACGCCAAATTAGCAGGTTTAGGACATGAGCGCAGATATTGATATTGATGTACCCAACAGAGATGCAGTATTGGCCTTGATCCCGCATGTGCTTGCGCGGCAAAGCAATGGTCGTAAACATAATTCGGGGATCTATATCACTGATATCCCGATTGACCCTGTGATCAATTGTGCTGCCCTGGACTATGAATCTGCAGAACAGCGCGGATACTTCAAGATTGATCTGTTGAACATGAGCGTGTACAGCTTGGTTCGCACCCCTGAACAGTATGAACAATTGTTGGCTGCAACGCCGCCTTGGAGTCGCTTGTGGACAGATCGAGCCTGGTCCAGTCAATTGGTACACGTGGGAAACTATGTGGATCTGCTTAAAGAGATGAAACCAGATTCAATTCCTAGGATGGCTGCATTTATTTCAATTATTCGCCCTGGTAAAGCACATTTGCAAGGCCGCCCTTGGGCAGAAGTATTTGCTAGTGTATGGGACGGTGACGACAGCCGAGGCTATACGTTCAAGCATAGTCATTCTATCTCTTATGCGGCCTTGGTAGCGTTACATATGAATATTCTTAATCAATCCGTCGCACAAGTGTAATACTCTTGCGTTTGGATTTTTTACGAGCAATGTCAGCAAGACTGCACACAGGGCCGTGTAGTATTTCAAGATCTTTGTTGACAAAAGTTCGTAATGTGTGGCGAAATGGTTGCCAATCCTTGCGCAAGAATATGTTGATTGGAATGCTGCGATTGCTTTCCCACCACCAAGTGCTGGCTAGTTCTAAAAACAACAGTTTGTCGGCTTGTTCAAGCACTGTACCAAAGTCGTAGATAGTTGTCACAGTGTCGTCCCTGTTTTGTACAACTCCTACATACTCTTGATTTGCATACACACACAAGGTAATAAAAGGGTACTTTTCTGTTAGTTTTTGAAATATATTGTTGCCCATCGGTGTATTTATAACCGGCTAAATAGATCTATGTATTCCACCACCGTTTATCTTTATCAACAAATTACCCGAGTATTATTGGTCGACACCGACGGTGGATATTTCACGTCGAGGTACAATCCAGTGTATGCAAAATCTTTAACCATCAACAAGGGCGTGGACAACGTTCTACTGTTTGAATTTATCAATCAAGACCAAAAGCCTGTAAACATCACGGGCAGCACATTTGTGTTTCGTGCAATCACACAAAACGGCACAGAGCTATTGATTGAAAAGCCATGCCAGCTGTTGAGCGCTGCACTGGGAAGAGTCAAGGTAGTGCTTGATATTGCCGACACTATTAACATACAAGCACAACCTGCTAGCTACAGTATAGAACGCACGTCTGGCAACTATGTGCAAGCGATGTATGTAAACGCTGATTCGCAAGCCCGTGCTGATTGCAACATTGTAGATTCCGTCTTGCCTGAATTTCAGCCCAGTGCCGTGTGTACAGTGCCTGACATGTACGGCAAGAATCAGTTTGTTGGCACAGCACCTACGTCATATCCGGACTGGGCACTGAATCCACAACCGATCAACAGTATTCACCAAACTGAATTCTATAGTAGTTATATGCCCACTACTGGTGCAGCAACCACGATAAAGTTTGATCTAACCCACTATACTGGCACAGTCAAAGTGCAAGCAGCACAGAACTATGAATCTGTTTGGTACGATGTTAGCGAAACTCGCGAGTACCTGGACCAAACTGTCACAGACCATTTTAATGTTGTGGGATATCATCCCTTGTTGAGATTGGCGTTTAACAATTCGGTTGGGTACGGGGCCAGTGGCACGGTCACGGTAGTTGATGGGCAAGTGACACAGGTCACTTTGAACAACCCAGGAGTAAACTATGTGGCAGCGCCGTATGTTCAGATTCTAGGCAACGGTTCGGGAGCTACAGCTCGAGCCGTATTGGGTACTGGGGGCACACTAAGTGGGGTCGACGTGATCACAAGCGGCACTGGCTACCTACCGATACAATTTCAGGGCAGCGTTTCGGCCACAGCATTTTTTAGCAACGGTAAAGTGGAAAACGTTCAATATCGTTGATATTGTGTAAAAAGCCTGCTATACTAAGCAGATGCTTGATGTTCTTCAGTACTTGCCCGCAAAACGAAAATCCAGTCCCAGTGGTTGGTTGAGTTTCAATGCGGTATGTTGTCAGCACAATGGCAACAATGCAGACAAACGTGGTCGCGGCGGACTCAAAGTGTCCGACCAAGGTTGGAGCTATTCATGCTTCAACTGCCGATACACTGCTAGCTTTACATTGGGCCGGCCTGTCAGTTTCAAAGCACGACGGCTTCTAGGCTGGCTAGGAGCGCCCGACTCTGAAATAGACATGCTGAATCTGGAAAGTCTGCGCCACCGCAGTATCCATGGTATCGTAGAAGATCGACAGCGTGTGGCCAATCTTTTGCAAAACATTGAGTTTGGGGAACTGGATGACTTTCCTCCCTTTACTGAACTGATTACTCCAGAATTTCCGCGGTACTGGGACTATTGCCGCGACCGATGTGTACCTGAAGATTTTCCCATGATGACCGCGATCAAGAACGACGGAATCCATTGGGTTAGACCTTTTGTATTGATTCCTTTTACATGGGAAAACAAAGTGGTAGGGTGGACAGCTCGATTCCTGGACAACAAGATACCCAAGTACATCAATCACACTCAGCCCGGATATGTGTTTGGCACAGATTTACAACGTCCGGACTGGCAACATGTGCTGGTTATGGAAGGCATATTTGATGCACTCAGCATTGGTGGCCTAGCAGTAATGCACAACGACATCAATGATGCGCAAGCCAGACTGATTCGCAATCTAGGAAAAGAAGTCACTGTGGTCCCTGATCAAGATCAAGCAGGTATTGCGCTGATTGACCGAGCGCTAGAACTGGGCTGGGCAGTAAGCATACCAAATTGGCATCATGATGTCAAGGATGTAAACGATGCAGTAAAGAAATACGGACGTCTTGGTGCTGTACTAACTATTATGCAGGCCAGGGAAACCAGTCGAATCAAAATTGAACTAAGAAAGAAAGCCCTTGTTAAAAGACTACTCAAGTGATGTACAAAGATTGTTTCTGGAAATGATGTTGGAAGACGCTCAAAGTTATGTGCGTGTGAGCAACATTTACAATCCAGAAAACTTTGATAAAAGCCTTAGGCCCGCAGCCGAGTTTATCAAAGAGCACAGTGACAAGTTCAAGACCATGCCTGATCGATTGCAGATTGCTGCAACCACTGGACTGAAACTGCAACCGGTCCCTGAACTAAGCGAAGGCCATTATGACTGGTTCATGACTGAGTTTGAAAGCTTTACCAAACGTCAAGAACTAGAACGTGCTATTCTAAAAGCAGCTGACCTGTTGGAAAAAGGTGAATACGATCCTGTGGAAAAACTAATCAAGGATGCTGTACAAATCAGTTTGACCAAGGACATGGGCACTGACTATTTTGCTGATCCCAAAGGACGTATTGATCGTTATTTTAATGCTGGCGGCCAGGTGTCCACCGGATGGCCACAGCTGGATAGATTGTTGTATGGTGGGTTCAGTCGCGGAGAGCTCAATATTTTTGCAGGTGGCTCGGGATCGGGCAAGAGCTTGGTTATGATGAACATTGCTTTGAACTGGTTGCAACAAGGGCTAAGTGGAGTTTACATCAGTCTTGAACTTTCAGAAGAGCTGACCAGTTTGCGAACTGACGCTATGCTGACCAGTATGAGCACAAGAGACATTCGCAAGGACATTGAAACAACTGAACTCAAAGTCAAGATGGTAGGCAAGAAGTCCGGTCAATATCGTGTAAAAGGCTTGCCTGCACAAAGCAACGTAAATGAT